AACTCCAACCTGTGTTTAATGCACCTTCAACACCTGCCGCAAATACAAAGTTACCAGCATGTGTACTACTATCACCAAAGAAAAACTTTAGATCAGTACCTTCAGTTTTTGCAACAAATACAGTTTCTTCACTGTTGGCTTGTGCTTGCATTTTAAATCTTGCAATACTTGCACTGTTTGGTTGGATAGTAATATCCCAATTAACACCTTTAAACTTAACACTTTTTAGTTTTTCTTCAACTACTTCTTTGCTCATAAATCTGTAGTCATTTTTAAAATCGCCTGTTGCATTTTCAAAATGTAAACCAAACGGAACAGTTATGCCATTACGTTCTTGTTCATTAACAGTGATGTTTGCATTTTCTTTATACTCATCAATGTTAAGCAAAATGTTTAACTTGCTAAGATTAGGCAAACCAAATGTGCCACTTAGTCCTTGCACTTGATCTTTGAAGTTTGCTTGGACAATTACTGTGCGATCATCATCCATAGCTTCTAGTTGTGTGCTACCGTTTTCATTAACGACTTTTGCACTCTCAATAAAGCCAAGTCCATGTGTATGTTGGACTATATCTTTTAAGTTATCTCTCATTATGATTTCCTTTTTTTAAGTTTAATATTGTAACTTCCATTAGTTCTTGCATTGAGCCTATATTCTACTACATGTGTATTTAGGTGGAGCCAATGCTCAATCTCTCTTTTAATCTCGCCTTGTCCACAAACTATTTCACAATGTTTATAGTTAGTATAGTAACATGCTTCTGTAAACTTTGCAACCTTTTTCCATGCTTCATGTACATGACATCCATGTAAATCTAATTTAGGCTTATGCATTTTGACAAGCTGAATTAATTAAATTTGCATTGAATTGTATATGTTCTGCAAAATCACTATCACTCATTTGATATGTAAGACCTTCAGCTAATGCTCTACTAAAACTAGCATTCATGTTGTTAGGTTTTAATTTTTCACATGCATCAGCTAAACTGTATCCTCCACTGAGTGCTACAACTCTATGCACATTTCTGTGCCGTCCAAAATGATTAAAGTAACCTGTTTTATTAGGAATTGTTAATTTAAGTGTACATTCATAGTCTATTGTGTCTAACCATACATCCATACGTTCTCGCAAACGTATTTCAATATCATGTTTGTTTGGGTGGGCAATAGGTACTTCAGGTTCAATAATAGGCATTAACCCTCTCATACTTACATATTTGCCAAGAGCAAATTGTTGTGTTAGCACTGGATCAATCATGTAAAAGTCATAAACGATACTTCTCATTTTGGTTCCTACACAACCATGATCTACTGCAAAATCTAGTACACCATTTATATCAAACATTTTTAGAGTGCCGTTACCTTCTACACCCTCGTCAATTTTTAATATAGGTTTTACTGCTTTTTCTTTGCAAAGGTCGACCATACCTCGTTCAACACTGTCTTTGTACATTATAACACTGTCAATATCTTTTGTATCTTTCGTGTTTAAACTCTCTAACATGCGAACTCTAAATGCATGTATCTTTTCCATTTTATCTTCTTCAGTCCAGTCTTGTCCGTAGGTATCTAATACTCCTCCGGCACTTCCTCCACTGTTATCCATTGCCGCAATAAAAGTCATAAGTTTATCCTTTTTAGTGTAATACTTTTTCGTGTTTTAATTCTTTACTAGAATCAATTACAGTCGCCATCATGCGATCAAAATCGTCATCAGTCAGCAATGCCCTGTATAACTGGGTTGCCAATGCTTGTAGTATACCTGCTACAGCCAACGGATTAACCCCATTTCCTATTAGCTCTTGAACTTGCAGGTTCATTTTCATATGAGCTTTTGTAAATGCTTCATCGTCCATAGACATTCTCCATTGATGTTTAAACTACATTAGCTTATTTTTTTTAATTTGTCAACTGTTAATTTAAGATATCTACGATACGATTAGCAAGTTTGTTAAACCATGTCGTATTATGGTTTCTAGTTGTTTCGGCGGCTGTACCTATTCTTATACCACTAGTTTCAACAAAATTTCTTGGATCATTTGGTACTCCATTTTTGTTAACTGTGATGCCATTTTCTTCTAATAGATCTGCGGCTTGTCTACCGCTGTATTTACTTTTACTCAAGTCTATTAGAACAATATGGCTATCAGTGCCACCAGTAAGTATATCCATACCTCTTTGATTAAACACACTGCACATTTCTTGTGCGTTCGCAATTACTTTTCCAGCATACTCGCTGAAAGAAGGTTCGTTAGCTTCTATATAACATTGTGCTTTTGCGGCAATTATATTCATTAAAGGACCACCTTGTGTACCTGGAAAGATACTACTATTAATTCTCTTGGTATAGTCTGGATTATTCCAAAGTATCATACCTCCACGTGGACCACGTAGAGTTTTATGAGTTGTACTTGTAACAACATCTGCATAAGGCAAAGGACTGTCATAAACCTTACCAGCAATTAGTCCGCTGTAATGTGCCATATCAACTACAAGGTATGCACCTACACCATCTGCTATATCTTTAAATGCCGCCCAGTTAATTTGTCTTGGATATGCACTAGCACCGGCTACAATTACTTTTGGATTACTAACTTTTGCCAATGCACGAATCTCTTCATAATTTAATAAGCCGTTTTCATCAACACCATAAGTTACTGCATTGTAGACTTTACCACTTAATGTTGGTGGTGCACCATGTGATAAGTGTCCGCCACTGGCAAGGTCCATACCCATTAATGTATCTCCTGGTTTCATTAATGCTTGGTATACTGCCGTATTAGCATTTACTCCGCTATGTGGTTGAACATTAGCAAAGTTACATTCATATAATTTTGTTAATTCATCTATAGCAAGTTGTTCTATACTATCCATATGTTCACAACCATTGTAATATCTTTTACCTGGATAACCTTCTGCATATTTGTTTGTAAAAACCGATCCTGCAAGTGTCATTACATCCTGTGAAGCAAAATTTTCACTTGCTATTAATTCAATAGTAGTTGTTTGTCTATCTAACTCTTTATCTAATATTTCGTATACTCTTTTGTCCATTTAATTTCCTAAAACTTTATTTGTGAGTTTTTCTGCTAAAGCTAAACCCATTGTCCAACCTAAATGACCAGCACCACTGTTTACCCAGACGCCGTTAATTTTGTCAACTATTGGTAACATGTTAGGAGTCATTGGTCTTAAACATGCCCATTTCTCATAACTATCTTTATTTACAAAAGTATTTTCTTTAACCCAATTTACTAAAGGATCTATCCTATCTTGTCTTAGTTTATGATCCCACCCTGCAAGTTCGGCTGTACCCGCAACTCTAAAAACATTATTTGCGAATGTGCTTGCAACGATCTTTTTATCATCATCTAATATTGAAACCGTAGGTGCATTCTCAACTAAATCATAGGTTATAGAATATCCTTTGATAGGATAAATGTTTAATTGTGGTAAAAATTGAGGTGTGTAAGCACCAGCACACACAATAACTTCATCATAGGACTTTTTAAGTTCTGTTAGGTCTTCTTTTGTTACTTTTTGTTTTATCAATTCGTAGTCGAAGTTTTCAGTCATATATTCGTGTAACTTTAAACAAAACTCATGTATATCTCCAACACCATCTTCTTTTGTAATAGTAGCACCGATAACATTATCAGATACTATATTATATTTTTCTGTCAGATCACTTTTTTCTTCGACTCTTCCCCAATCACTATTTTTAAATTTATCTAGTGTTTTTCTTGCTTTATCCCAAGACTTTTGATTTTTATAAATGTGTAGTATTCCGCAATCCTGTTGATGAAACTTTATGTCTATTTGATCAATTAGTTCATACATCAAGTTCCTAGATTTTAAACTGTATTCAATTGTTTTCCTTGTATTATAATCGTATGTATTTGTTATGGTAGCACCTAAAAATCCTGCAATCCATTTTATTTTTGACCAAGACCATACATCAGGTCTAAATGCTAGAGGAGCATCTGGTTGAGATAACCATTTTAACCCTTTGAAGATATTACTGTAGGTATTCCATGTTTCTGCATTGCATACACTAAGTTGACCACCGTTAGCATAACTAGCTTGCTCAGCTATGCCATTATAATCATATAAATTAATTCGATAACCATTTTTGCCTAGGAAGTAGGCTGTTGTCACGCCCGCTACGCCACCACCAATTATTGCGATGCATTTTGTTGTATCCAACAATGTAGTTACTCTATCCCCAATCAAATAGACTGTCAAAAGTCGTTTTATCTTCTGCTTTTGCTAAGTCCCAATTCATTACACCTAATAGGTTTCCTATTTTTTTTGTAATTATACCTTGTTCCATTTCTTCACTATCAAATGGAAGTTCTTTATACCATTCTGGAAGCCTAGTTTCGTCTGTCGGATATCCAATACTTGTAAAGCCCATTGGATTAGCCTTTAGTTTACACACAATGGTTTTCATACCATCCATTATTTCCATACTATATCTGTCACTGTTCATTCTACGCATTCTGTTGTAGTTAATAGCCGCCCTAACATGACCAGGCATGTTTGCTTTGCCTTTGTAAATTTCATCACCTGTTTTTGGATCAATCATATATTCACTATTGTAGTAGTGTGTAAGTTTATTTACTCTTTTTGGTGTGCCTTTAAGCCAAGAAGGCATATTTCTAAACTCACTTCTAAATTCAATTATGCGTTCAATAATCTCATCTTCACCAGTTCCAGTTAGTGTTTTTAAAAGTAGTTCATTCAAGAAGTCTTGCATAAATGCTGGCGTGTCTGATCTTTTGAGGTCCAGGCCCATTGCTTTTATTTTGCCTGGTTTATCATCTTTATCTTCTCTATGACCTTCATTATCATACACCAATATAGCATAACGTTTCTTCGTTATGTATATACCAGCAGTTGCACTTACTTCTCTAGCCGCCGCAATTATTTCTCCTTGTTCTCGATTTTGTACATTGTGTGCAGTTGCCATATAATTTGGAAATGTTTCATTAGCTTGTTCACACACAGTTTCATAAAGTTCAGTAACTTTATCTTTGTCCCATGCGAACTCGCCACTTTCAATTTGATCTTTAAATACAGGATAAGCACTAAAATACACACTATCTGTATCTCCATAAATTATAGCATCACCTACATGATCATACTTGCCTGTAAATAATTCATTTACTTTTGCACCCATATGTCTAGCAATAGTTCTGCCAGTAAGTGTTGTTGATTGTCCCATACGTGGATCATTAAATCTACTACCTGGATTAAGTAACGCACCATACAAGCTGTTCAAGTTAATCTTTTTAACTAACTGTCTCTTGTCCCAATATGCAGTTTTTTCTACATCACCTGCACTTTGATGTTCACGCATATTCTTTTGCAGTATTTTACGTTCAGCATACCAGCGTTCTAATAGTCCAGGAATAATACCTTTCTTAGTTTGATCAAGTATTGTACCATTACTGCTCAATACCCAAGGCTGTCCACTTTCAAAAATTATTTGATACAGTTCTTTACCAGTACCTTGTAGTTCCTCACCATTTTCAAAATCAATGTACAGTAGTGTTTCGTCATCTTTAGCAATTACAAGTTCATATTCTCTACAAGCAAACTTGCCTTCCCATGCACTTGCAACTATCCATTTGTGTTCATTCAACATAGGTACAGTCAGTGTGTGTCTAATTTGACCAACAATAGTTTCAGTACTCATATTCAAACTACGCAAGATACTTGGATACAGACTGTTCAAATCCATACTGCCGATCCATTCATGAAAGCCTTTCTTAGGCGTTGCAACATAAGCACCTGCCGCTGTACATGTTTGTGGATAGTGTTTCTGTGTTTTATCATGTTGTTTGTCTGGACATATAAGTCCACGTCCATGTGCTTCATTGAGAATAGCTTGGTCTGTAACTGCTACTGCACCCATTGTTGTTTGTACAAGAACTGTGTTGTCATGTGCAATAACATTTGCTAGGTCAATAAACTGTAGTTTCTTGTCCATACGCACCAGCAAGTCAACGTCCTGTCTTGAATATGTAATAAATGTTTCGAAGTCGTTTTGATACAGTTGATCCAATGTGCCTTGATATTCTGTCTTACGTTCACCAAGTTCATATTCACCAATAGCATCTAAACTATAACTGTGCATTTCGTGATATGTGTATTTTCGATACAGTTCCATATAGTCTAAGTGTAGCCTACCCACAGTATCAAATGTTTCTTGTGCTTTACCATAACGTTCAAATTCTCGTCTGTTAGGATATTTGCCCCATAAACAAAAACGTCTGGTGTGTTCTTTTCCCATAGTTCTTGCAATACGATTTACCAAATACGGAATATCAAAACCTTCACTGTTCCATCCACTCATTACATCTGCATCATCTATCAGTTGTAAAAATGTTTCCAACAGTTCAGATTCTGTATCTAATAAGATTGTATCTTCAAATCTATCTACAATAGTTTGTGCATCTGCTTTTGTAAGTGTCTTGGGTTTGTTGACTAAACAAATAGTTTTGCCAATCCAATCCAAGTGTACACTGATAGCAGTTACAGGATTAAACGGATCGCTGGGATCTGCAAAGCCTTTCTCTGGATCAAAGTCAACCTCAATATCAAAAAATACTTGTTGTAGCTTTGGAGTTTCTGCACCTAAATAATTATCAGCTAAACATCTAAATACAGGATTAACATCACTTTCAAATAGTCGTTGACTGCCATACAGTTTGCGTTCTTTTTTAAACTGTTTACCACTGGTTGTTACAACACGTTCTAGTTTATCGCCAAATATGCTTTCATACTTGCCACGGCTGTCTTTGTAATAGAATAGATAACGTGCAGGATATTCTCTAAACTCACGTTTTCCTTTTACACGTTCTACAACATGTATAATATCTTTATCTCTATCTATAAGTGCATCTACATACATTAATTTACAAATGCTTTCTCTTGTACAAAAGTTCCTTGTTTTCTTTTGTTACCTTCATTGAATCCTAGCTCATTGAAATGTTTTTTCAAATCGTTATTAAACTCCATACTTCCACATATCATTATACGTTGTTCTGCAGGATTGTCAATAGCTAGTATTCCATGATTTAAAAACTTTTGTATCCGACCTTCAAACTCAGCAGGTTCTTGTGTGATAGTACTAAAATATTCTATTGGCATCTCTTTCAAGAAGTCTCGGTAACAGTCTTGCTCTGCATGTGTTCTAGTAGTCCATGTAACTGTAATTTTGTTGAATAAATCATATGTTTCTGGCTCACGCAACAAACTAATAAATGGAGCTATACCTGTACCACTTGCTAACATCAACAAATGTCCACCTAGTTGAAGATTGGCAAGTATTAGTGTGCCTGTTGGCTTGTCGCCTACTTTTATTGTGTCGCCTACTTTAATATGTTGTAGTTTACTAGTAAGTGGGCCGTCTTGTACTTTGATACTATAAAATTCTAAGTAATCATCATAAGGCCCACTGGTTAGACTGTATGCTCTATTTGGAGTGCCATCTAAAGCAACCATAACAAACTCTCCTGCAGTAAATCTATAACTACGAGGACGCTCAGTTTTTATTCTAAATAATTTGTCTGTATAATGTTGTACTTCAATGACTGATAAGTCAAGCATTAAACATCGCGTCCTGTTGCTTGTAGTATTTCTTCAACTGCATTAAAACTGTCTTGAACGTTAGCAAATTCGTTTTTATATGCAATTCTAATTGCTTTGTTTAATACTGCTGGTTTCATATCCATTTCTTCTGCAATAGCTTTTACTGTATCTCTGAGTCCTTCTCTAAGTGTCTCTACTTCACCAGTAACTTGTATACCTTCATTCATCAATGTTTTTAGTTTAGCAAT